TATGGGTCATTCTCTTCTTCTACTTTGGGGTCCTGAGTCTCAAGGGGATATCGTCAGGTGGTTCCAACTTGGGGGACTCTGGCCTTTTGTGGCGCTCCACGGATCTTTCGCTCTAATCGGTTTTATGCTTCGGCAGTTTGAGATTGCACGTCTTGTAGGCATTCGTCCTTATAACGCAATCGCATTCTCTGGTCCTATCGCAGTATTCGTTTCTGTATTCCTGATGTATCCACTGGGTCAATCCAGTTGGTTCTTTGCTCCTTCTTTTGGTGTTGCAGCGATCTTCAGGTTCCTTCTGTTTCTTCAGGGTTTCCACAACTGGACCCTCAACCCCTTCCACATGATGGGAGTTGCTGGTATACTGGGAGGAGCACTGCTCTGTGCGATTCATGGAGCAACTGTAGAAAACACACTATTTGAAGACAGTGAGCAAGCAAATACATTCAAAGCATTTGAACCTACGCAAGAGGAAGAGACTTACTCAATGGTTACTGCTAACAGATTCTGGTCGCAAATTTTTGGTATTGCTTTCAGTAATAAGCGTTGGCTTCATTTCTTCATGCTTTTCGTTCCCGTTATGGGTCTCTGGACTTCTTCTATCGGTATTATTGGTCTTGCTCTTAACCTTAGAGCTTACGACTTTGTAAGTCAGGAGATTAGAGCAGCAGAGGATCCTGAGTTTGAAACGTTCTATACAAAGAACATTCTACTCAATGAAGGTCTTCGTGCTTGGATGGCTGATATACTTGGAGGGGAAACCCTCCTTTTTAATGATCAGTTCGGAAACACCTTACAAATTAGCAGAAATTATTAGAGATACTTGGCCACAAATTTATAGACAAGCCAAAGATTCTAATGTAATATATAATTTAAACTCGCAAAGAAAAAAAATGTCTTACAATATCACAATTAAAACTCCAAGTGGAGAAGAGACTGTTATTCAGTGTGCTGAAGATCAATATATTCTAGATGCAGCAGAAGAAGCTGGAGTTGATCTTCCATATTCTTGCCGTGCTGGTGCTTGTTCATCATGCTGCGGTAAAGTTCTAGAGGGAGAAGTTGATAATTCAGAGCAGACTTTTCTAGATGATGATCAGATGGAAGAAGGATTCTCTCTACTTTGTTGTGCATATCCTCTATCCGATTGTTTAATCCTAACCGAGCAAGAGGAGAATCTTTGATGTCTGATAATGTATTTGTAATTTATTCTAAACCAGGTTGCCCTTGGTGTGTTAGAGTAGAAGAGGTTTTATCTACTGCTGGTTTAACTCATGTAGTTTATAAATTGAATCAAAATTTCACTCCAGAAGAATTTTATGATGAATTTGGGCAGGGTTCTACTTTTCCTCAGGTTATCATGAATGGAAAACATCTTGGCGGATGTATGGATACCGTTAAATATTTGCAAGAGAATAAAATTATCTAGGATTTCATTCAATGATTACAGACATCGCGGAAATTGAAATTTATTACGATGTAGAAAAAGCTATTGATTATGCATTTGAGGGTAAATTTGTTTTAAACTTTTATGATTATCTAAAAGTAAAAAATATAAAAAAACCACAGATTCAAAAATTTATTGAAAGTAACGTTGTTACAAATTTGAAAGAAACCATTAAAAGTCTCGATGAATATCTTGAAGGAGGTCAAGATAGTGACCATAAACAACTCCGCGAAGCTTATGGTCACATACCAAAACCACAAGCAAGAAAGATAAAAAATTATCTTCTAGAAATAATAACTGATGCTGAAAAATATAATCATGACAAACGACCAGGGAGGAGAAAAAAGCAATCTAAATAATGAAGAAGAACCTCAGATCAACAGAGGTTTTGAATTAATGCTACGTCAGAATAAACAGGAGGAGTTCAATTCCAAAAAGTTTCAAATAACTTTTGGTAAAATTATCTCTCTCCTAAAAAGAGAGATTCATATCTACTTTGAATTTTCTTTCGATATTAAAAAAAATTAATCTCTCAGGGAGGGAAAAGATGTTAGCAGTAACTCTCACGTTAGGAACATTAATTTCTGTTATGTTCTTTTTTCTTGGTGGAGTAATTGGATGGACTGCAAAGCAATATTTTATTGAGAAAAATTACATTGCATATACCCATCCAAACTCTTCCAGTTAATCCATTTCAACATGAAATTTTAGACCTAGTTTCTAAACAAAGGTCGAATTCTAAGAAGGTTGAATATCTAAAACAATACAGAAATGATGGTCTCGTGGCTATCTTTATTTGGAATTTTGACGATACTATTATTTCTGTCCTACCAGAAGGACCTGTTCCATATTCTGATTTAAAAGATCAGGGTGTCTTCTCTGGTAATCTAAATGATGTTATTGATAAAAGAAATAATAACGAAGACATTAGAAAAGTATCCTTTAATGGTACTGAAGAAGATATCAAACGAGGTCATACCTCTATTAGAAAAGAGTATGTAAAATTTTATAATTTTCTAAAAGGAGGTAATGATCAACTCTCTTCTATTAGGAGAGAAACCATGTTTATCCAAATTCTTCAAGGTCTTCATCCAAGAGAAGCAGAAATTCTTTGTTTGGTCAAAGATAAAAAACTTACTGATAAATATAAAATCACTAAAGATATTGTAAGTGAAGCCTATCCTGATATAACTTGGGGTAGACGTTCTTGATTTTAGTAGATGAAGATTTAAAATCTGGGAGAACAAAAATGAATGATAACAGTAGCGAGAATTCCCCAGAGGCATATGGATGTCAAATTTTATTAGAAAAAACAACACTTGATAAAGCAAAAGATAAATCATTTCCAAGTGATGCATATTTGGTTTGGTATCAAGTGGAAGATAAAAAACATATCGATCTTGTAAGAGGTTCAAGAGTTAAAATTTTTGATATGTATTATGATAAGTATGGCCCTGGATCTGTTCAAAAAATTGACTTTGGATATGGAAGAACAAATCCAAAACTTTGGGGAATAAAGCAACCAGAAAAAAGGAAAAGAAAATGAGTAAAGGATTTGGTAATCTTGATAAGAAAGATGTATATGTTGGAATGATTAATTCAACTGAAGTTGATAAAGTTCTAAAAAGATATAAAAAAATTAAAAAATATATGAATTCTCCATTCTTTGAATTGAATAGAATTAATGGAACCGAGAAAATTCTAAAAGAACTTATGGATGAATTGGATGTAGCTAAAGAAATTGATGCTGATAATGAATTAATTTCTGAACTTAGTGGAGAAAATTACTTAGAGGAAGATTAAATTGGGAAAGCATTATTTACTTAATCTGTATGGATGCTCGTTCGTTCTTTTGGACGACGAGCGTTGTCTTATAGATCTACTAGAAAGTGCAGCAATTGCAAGTGGAGCAACTGTAATTCAAACTATCTCTAAGAAGTTTGAACCTCAGGGGGTTACTGTAGTTTGTTTATTATCCGAGAGTCATATTAGTATTCATACTTGGCCAGAGGAAGGTAAAGCGGCAGTAGATGTCTATACCTGTGGAGATTGCAATCCAAAGATTGGATGCGATATGATTATTCATCAACTTTATGCTCAAAATCACACACTAAGTTATATCGAGCGATAACTAAATACACTATATCTGGAGAAGTATATGCTCTCTACTCAATACCGTCTTCGTCTTGAAGCAATCTGTGAGCGAATTGTAAAGGGTGAATCTGTAGAGTTAAGTGAAATGATATGGGCAGAAAAACTTGCGAAAGCAAATAGATCTGCCTCAACAATATTACGCCAAGCAAGACGCCGTGCAGCAAATCCTGATATGCAGGAAGGCAGTCTTGATGATTTTATGAACGCATTGGATTTAGGTGATCCAGATCCTTCTAATCATAAAACTGGTTTTTACAGTGCTGATGATATAATCGATTTCTTTTCTGGAGATAAACCAGAGGACTGGAGACAACGAGATTAATACTTTGTATCATATTATACATACTTGGTTGACTATATATCCTAACAGGTCTAAAATGACCTCACGTTCATCTGGTTTGACCAGACGGAAGTAAGCCGACTCGGAACGGAACGTTCATCTATGGAAGCAATCTTGTTAACTTGTATTCAAGCTAATTTTATTATTGGAAGAGTAATAACTCATCCAAAGTTAGATGCTCAGCAAAAAAATGATATCGTTTGGGAAATCAAACAAATTACTAAGAAAGGTTGTTCTATAGACGCAAAAGCCGACTGAAGGAACGCTCTTTAACCACCAAATTAAGGAGAACCCTAATGTCTAAAGTCGTATATCGTGGTGTCGAATATGATACCACAGATCGTCCCAATCAAACATTTAAGATTGAACCACATGTAGAAATCTACCGTGGTTCAATGTTTTATGTTGATGAGAACGGAAATAAACTCCATATGGAAAAGTCCAAAGGGGGTGCAAAATGAACACTTACTTCGTTCGCTATCTCAAGAAAAAAGCAAGGAAGGAAAAACTTCTTAAAGCTGCACAACTTAATATGGCAAAGCAACCACAGATTGCTTGATGTAAGAGGGGACTTGACTCCCCTCTTTTTTTTGTGTATAATTACCTTTGTGGAGGTTGATAAACATGGATAGAGACAAGCTTAAAGTTATTGTAAGACAATTAGAAACACTTGTAGAAGTTCTTAAGTCTGAGGTTTACTCGGACACTTCTTTGTATTATAATGATGAGGAACATGTTCCTATTTTGGATTATGATGAAATTTATTCAGATGACGATGGTTACCCAGATTAAAAATTATGTATGAAGATCTAACTGCTTTTG